TTATCAAGAATATCTTTGATAACTTTTTTTTGTGCTTGATTAAGAAAAGGTTTTAAATCATTAATAATATTTTCTATTGTATCATCTGTCATTTGTCAAATCCTTAATTAAAGAATTTTTGTCTTCACTACCTTTAGAAGAGCCAAAATAGAAAGAGAAAATTTGAGATAAAACAGTAGATAAAGCACCTAAAATATATATAACAATATCTTTGTGAGTATCTTTAATTTCAACAAAGAATAAGATAGTAAATAGCAAGAAAGTAAGAAAAATAGTAAATAAAGCAATAATAGAAGATATGTATTTGTTTAATTTTTCAATCATAAATGTTCTAAAGTTCTCCTAATCCAGCCAAATAGAAATTTAATAGATGTTGGTCTATTATTACAGATTTGCATATATCTTTGAATTTTAGCTATGGTAAATTTAAGTAAGAAAAGTTCTTCATTAAAAGAATTAAGAGCATTTAGAGTTTGATTACCTAAGACACCATCAATAGATACATTTAAAATTTGTTGTGCAAGTCTAACAGAAGTAGATACGCCAGCATTAACACCAAAATCAAAAATTGATTCAGCGATTTTTTGAGATTTAATTTTATCACCTTGAACTTTGTCCCAATAATTGTTTTTGTATATTTGTTTAGCTTGATTTATTGTAAGATTTTTAATATCCAAGTTTGGATAAGATGCTTTAGATATACCGAATTTAGTTTCACCACCAGGGTCTTTTGGGTCATTAACATAACCACCTTCCCATTTTAAAGTTTTTTGTATAGCAATGTCAAAATTAGCCATATAATTAGTCCTTTATGTCTAAAATACTTTTAGCTTTTTGATTATCAATAAGTCCAGAATTAAGTAGATTAAGAGTATTTTCTACTTGAATTTTAGAATTTTGAGCATCTTTATCAGGATTTAAAGAAGGTAAAGGATTAAAGATAATATTAATATCTTCAAAATCATAACCTAATAAAGATATATGTAATTTGTAACAATATTCTAAAGCTCTTTTGATACTTCTTTGAAAATTTTGTAATGTTTTAACAAATTGCTGATAAGATACAGTAGCCCAAGTTTCAGTAGAGCCTTCAGTTCTACCGAGTAAAGAAGGTTGTCCTTTAGCACCAGAAATAATAAGTTTATCAATCATATTAGATAGTTCAGATATACCAGATAAAGAATTAGATAATTCTTTGAAATTTAATTCAGTGCCTTCATAATGAACAACAATACCTTTAGAAATATTGTCATATACAGTTTTAGAAATATTTTCAATATCATTTTGTAATCTTTTACGATATTCAAATTCAGTTTCAGAAGGAGCTTTAGGTGGTAATGGTAATTGTAAATCTAAAAATCCAATAAGTCCTATTTTTTTAGACAAAGATTTAATTTGACTTAAAAGCTCTTCTGATGTTTCAACAGAAGATAAAGCTGATAAAAAAGGAGGTATAGCATAAGGTGAATCATCTAAAGTAAATATTGGAATATATAAATATGTTTTAGTATTTAGCTTTATTAGTTCTTTTGAATTTGAAAAAGTATCTTGATAAGGTTCATAAATATCTAAAGATTCATTGTAGTTAAATCTAATAGTTTTAACAGGAACTCTAATAATTTTGTTTATACCTTCTAAATTTTCATTAACAACAATTTCAATAGAGATAGCCCCATAAATAACTAATTGAGAAAGTAATTGATTTATGAAATTATCAATATTCAATTTTTGAGCTAATTTATCAATTTCGTATTTAATTATTTCATAATCATTAGATACAACTTCAATAGTGTGTCCAGAATTAGCTAAATCAATGATAAGCTGATGCATTTGAGATAAAATAGGATTAGCAATAACAGCTTTTTCTAAAATAGAAAACCATTCAAAAGGGAATTTAGGATTAATATATTTGTATTTAGTATCTAAAAATTTAGATAAAGAAGGAATAATTTCAGTAGATAATCTATTATTAGGAATATCAGAGAATTGTTTTTTATCTCTTTTAAAGAATTTTAGCCATGCCATATTTTATCTCCGATAATGATTGATTAATAAAAATAGGTTCAATAAAGAGTTTTTCTTTTGTTTGCAGACTTGCTTTAACAGCTAAAGCTAAAGACCAAAATCTATCAGCATGACTTTCTTGATAATTACCTTCAATTTTAATATTACCTGATTGAGTAAAAGATTTAGAAACTGAATGCAAATCTTCAATTAATTCCTTTCTTGGTGGTATAAATATAGTCTTATCAAAAAATTTAGATTGTAATTTTGTTGCAAGTTCTTCTTTAGATTTAGAAGTAAAATATACAGCTTCTACTTTGTAACCCCATTTTTTAATAAGTTCTTCAGCTAATTGCATACCAATACCAGTTTCATCAATACATACTTTTTTTGCAAAATAGCAATAATGGTCAATTATTTTAAACTGTTCAGAAAAAGAAAGATTTTGTATTTCTTCTAATTTTCTTAGATAAAGGATATTATTAATCTTTTCTAAAACAGAAATAACTGTTAAATCTTTTCTTCTACCAATATCAATACCTAAATAAATATCATTTTCTATTTGATTTAAATTATCTATGTAAATATTTTCAAGAGTGCATTGTTCAATTATTTCATAAGGTAATAAAGTAAAAGAATCATCTAAAAACTGGCAAAGATATTCTTGATTAAAAATATCATCAGAAGGAACAGCTTTTTTTAATTGTTGTATATCAATATTTAAACCATTATCAACAGCATCATAAATTGTTAATTTTTCTCTATACCAATTTTCATTAGTTTCAGACATTAACCATAGATGATAAAACAAATCATTTTTAGATTTAGGAGTAGATATTACTATAAGTTTGTAATTATCATTTCTTGTAATAGAGGGAAAAATAGCTTGATAAAGTTTTAAACCATCTTTGAAAAAAGCCGCTTCTTCCATAATAACATCACCACTTAGACCTCTTACACCGTCAGGGTTAGCAGGAAGTCCTATTATTCTTGAGCCATTAGGTAATTTGATTTCTAGTATATTTACATTTGCATCAGAAAAAAAAGTCTCACCATATTGTAATCCAATAATTTTGAAAAACTCTACATGCTTTTTTACTTTTTCCATAAATTCTTTACTTTGTCTTTCTGTAGGAGAAATTATTGCTACTAAATGATTTGGTTTTTCAATAGCTCTAAGTAATGCAAATAAAGAAACCAAAAAAGATTTTCCAGTCTGTCTTGACCACATTATTATACAAAATCTATGTTTTTCAATCTGTTTTAATGTATTAGCTTGATAAGGTAATAAAAAATTAGCCGTATATTTCTTTTTTGACATAGTTAATAAACTCTAAATCTATACCTTTATCTTTAGCTTGTTTTTCAATATTTTCAACAGCTTTTTTTAATTTCTCTTCTCTAATTTTTTGTAATTTGTCAGACATATCAGAGACAGTTTTAGCTACTTTTGCTAATTCTTCAGCATTATCAAAAGAAATAGAATCTATATCTTTTACAAATTCTAAAAGATGTCTTGCAATAATAGCTGATATAGCTTCCATCATTTCAGTTGTAGGTTTATCTTTTAATGAAGTAAGTAAAAGTTGTATTTCATCAAATTTTTGAGAGTATGCTTTTGCTGCTTCTTTGTATGTCTTGTATGCTTTATGAATAGATGATTTAGATATATCATAACCTTGTTTTTTAAGATAATCTTCTATTTCATAAAAAGAAAGATTTTCTTTCTCATACAAGGTAATAATATCTTCAATAAGTCCATAGAGATTTACTTTATTAGTTCTTCTCATCAGGTATTGCTACTCCAGTATCATTAATAAATCCATCAAGTAAATCTATACCTTTGGCAGTAATACGATAAGTTGTTTTTTTCTTGTATCTATGATTATTTAAACTAATTTCTTTTTTATCAATATATCCTTTGTCTGATAAGTAAAACAATGCATCTTTGATATGTGTATCTCTATACTCTTGATAAAAAACATGAATTATTTCTAATTCATCAACAGTTCTATCGCCAATAAGTCTTAAATAGTCTAAAATCTCACCTCTAAGAACAAATAATCTCATCTATTGATACCTCTGTCTATGAACTTAGATTTAAAGAAATTAAGTTCTTCTCGTAATTCTCTTAATTCTTGTCTCCAACCTGATACATCTCTAAAGTATGTTTCTCTATCAATGTAATAGGCATTAATAACATTAATACTTTCATTAATATTTTCTTTTATACTATCTATTTTCTCTTCTAAGTTTTTTACTTTTTTTTCTAAATTAAAGTAAAAATATCCTAATATTACAAATGAAATAACCCAAGAAGATTCCTTTAAAACACTTAATAACAATACTTCCATAATTAGAAATTAGTTTAATTTTTAAACTTATTCAAGCAATATTTTTTATTCTGGTATAGGGGTTATTTTATTCATACTGAGATTAATATGATTTATGTTAATATTTAGTCCTTCAATATCTGTATTAACAAGAGCTTTAATTTTAGCATAGAAAGAAGCATAAGCCTTAATATTTGTAGATTTTAGATTTATCAATAAAGAAGAATCTAAATTAAAGTTTTGAGATTTAATATTAAAGTTATTAACATCAAAATTAATATCATTAGCTTTAGTATCAATCTTTTGAGCCTTTATTTCTACATCACCTTTTACATCTAAAAACAATTTATGTGAATTTCTATCATATTCAATAATAGTTCCATCTTTGAATTTGATATGATATTTATCTTTATTTGAAATAGGAACTGTATCTTTGTCATTGTAAATAGAACCAATTACAAAGCCTTGTTCTAAAGCATTGTCTAAAAAAACAGCTAAAACTAACTCTTGTATATCAGGTAAATAATAATATTTATTATCTTTAGTATTGTTCTGTAATACAGGTAACCAATAAGATTGAAGTTTGTCATTGTCTAAAATCTCAATTCTTACTTTGCATTTACTTTCATCAATAGCAGTAACTAAACCTAATTTAATCATTTTTCATTCTCTTTAACAGTATCATAGGGATTTCTGTAAATATCTAATTCAGTTGTATAACCTTCTCTTGAAATACTGTGTTTGGCACAAGCTATATAATACACTCTATCAAAAGCACCGAAACCAGAAATACCAATATTAGAAGTGGAATATACATTTGGGTTACCTTCAATAACAAGTTTAGCTTTTACTTCTTTTAGT